CACGAGAACACTTCCGACGTCATCACGAAAGGACAGAGAATGAGTGACATACCTTCACGTACCGCTGGTAAACGAGGTGTGCGTGAATCGCATGCTCCTGATGAATTGAAGTTTCACAACCTGCCCGGCAACGGTCAAATCATGGATGTTGAAGGTCCAATACCGCCGAACGCTGATGTTGGTGGTGGCATTGACAATTGGGGAATGTTAGGAAACGGACCTGACCCGGAGAACACTCCTTGCTTTCCTGATGGTGCAGGGTGTTGTGGGTTGTCAGGAACTCAACATCTTCGAATGGCGCAAGCCGTGACCGGGATTGTGAATGGTGTACCAACATTCGAACCTGGGTTCATCGTTCCCACAACACCACAGACACAAAATTGGTATATCCAATACGGCAAAGCGAATGGTGAAACAGGTTCGTGTCCTGACAATGGTGTTGATAACTGGAACTTGATGGTGTGGTTCTATCAAAATCAAAAGCAGTTGTTCGGTCCCGACAGTGAATTTTGTTTCGCTGAATTGGATATGACACGAGGTCCCGCGTATCTTCGTCAGATGATGATCAAGTGCAATGGTGTTCTTTGTGCAGTCACATTGAATCCTGATGCTGATAACCAGTTCAACAACTTCATTCCTTGGCGTCTTGATCCTAACGACATGCCCGACCCAACGATGGGACATGACATCGTTCTCGCTGCATACGGCGCACGTCCTAAGGGTGCAGAGGAATGGCCAATTGCTAACATCCCGCCCGATGCTGACTGGTGGCTATCGTGGGGACGTTGGCAGGCATCAACTGTCAATTGGGATGCGGTCATAAATCAGGGTGGCTGCATCACTGATTCATGGGTGTTCCTTACACGTGAACTGGCTGAACGAAATGGTGTCAACTTTGATGCTGCGGTTGCCATCATTGAAAAAATGATACACGGCACTGTGACACCTGCACCAGTGGTTGCATCGACAATTGCGCTTCCGCCTGACGGATGGGAACGCGATAAGCATCTCTTTCATTTAGTTGTTCCACCTCACACTGTTCGATGGTTTCCTGCCGGTGAGGACTGCACTGATTCGGTTGATGGTGATGTGTTCTTGATTGATCACGGCAATTGGGAAGACGACATCATTAAGATTGCGCAAGAAGCGTTAGCGGATATGGAACATGAACTTAAAGATTACACGTGGTGTGCACATACGGCATTTCGACGCGGACAACTCGAAGGTCGTGATGCACTTTCACAAATGAATTTCAGTGGTTACAACCGAGCCGCAGTCAATGACTACAAGCATCATCTTTACGCTGTGGTTCATTTCAACGTAAGTGATGAACAGCGAGCGACCGCAGTTGAGTATGATGAGTCGTGTGAAGATCTTGAGTATGATTGGCTTCAGTACCCACCATTTCTTTTTGATGGTGTGACAGGCGCGCAACTTGCGTGCACGTGGGGTGACATGATTATATGTTCAACCAAAGAGACAATCGTGTGTATGGGTCTTGGACTTATGCCAGACAGAATTCCAAGTGCAGTGGTGCCGGCGCGTTGGGCGTTCTGGGTTGATGCAAAGTCACCACCAACAGTCGGTCCTCCTGCTAAATTGATCCTGACAGTTGAGGACCCTCAACCTAACCAATAGAAGGAATGACAATATGAGCAACGTACCTTTCGGACTGCCGGACAACGACAACAGCAACGTCACGCTTGCCGTCGCTGATGAGGCAGGCAATCCCACAGGCAGTGTCATCGACCCGGGCAGCCTCACGGTCACATCATCGGATCCTTCGATCACGGTGACGGTCGGTGCTGATGGTGTGTCGTTCGACGCCAAGGCCACCGGCGCACTTGCCACCGCAGTTGTTGTGACAGCATCAGCCACCGTCGCTGGTGCGGCATATTCAGGCACTGAGACGTTCAACGTGGACGCAAGTGCACCAACGCAGTTGATCTTGACACCTGGTGCCGCAGTAGCCAACTAAGTGAATGAGATAAGAGGACTTGGTGTAGATGGGACGACATGTCTGCACTAAGTCCTCTTTCTCTTTTCGCTGATAAACTCGACCCGCCCGAGTCGCCGTATCTGTTTCGCCCGGATAAGTGGGTACAAGATCGCCTGGGTGAACATCTTTGGTCGAAGCAAGTCGCCATGCACAATGCAGTCGTTGAACATCGTCACGTTGCTGTGCAGTCGTGTAACGACGTTGGCAAGTCATTTGGAATGGCGCGACTTGCGGCGTGGTGGATTGAAGAACACGCGCCCGGTGAAGCATTCGTCATTAGCACTGCACCAACATGGTCGCAGGTGTCATCAATTCTCTGGCGTGAACTTGCGCGTGCGCACCGCAACGGAAAGTTGCGAGGTCGCATCACCAGCATGTGCGAGTGGAAACTTAACATGGGTGGCGGCCCGGACGAACTCGTGGCTTATGGACGTAAACCGGCTGACTATGATGCTGCAGGTTTCCTTGGCATTCACCAACGTTACGTGTTGGTCATTATCGATGAAGGTGGTGGTGTACCACAGGCCATTTATGACGCGGCTGAATCTTTGGCAACTAACGAATATGCACGCATCGTTGCAGTAGGTAACCCGGATGATCCTTCGAGTTACTTCGCTAAAATCTGCGCACCCGGGAGTGGATGGTACAACATTCGCATTGATGCTTTTGAAAGTCCAAACTTCACAGCGGAGAGAGTCAATAAGTTCCCGGATGTTCGCGCACTGATGATTCGTGAAGGTCTTACGCCAAGTACTGAAGAGATCCCAGCCGATGTACGGGACCTCTTGTTATCTCCATTGTGGGTGAGTGAACGAATTAAGAGATGGGGTATTGGAAGTCCTTTGTTTGAGTCGCGTGTGCGAGGTAGATTCCCTAAGATCACTAACAACACTCTTATCCTTCCTCACTGGGTTCAATTGGCGTGTGCACGTGATCTTGTACCAACCGCCACAGACCAAACATTTGGTGTTGACGTTGCAAGATACGGAACTGACCACAGCATCATTGTACATCGTCGAGGTGGTCACGTACGCGTGATTGAAGACATTGCGTACGGTCCTGTGACTGAACTGGCAGGACAAGTTCAATTCCTTGGGCGAACGTTGGGTGGAATAAGTGGTCTCCCATTTGCCAACATCGATGACACCGGTGTTGGTGGTGGTGTAACGGATATCTTACATGAGGAAGGTTACCCATGCAATGGACTTGTCTCAGCGGCAGCGTGCAGCCCACAAGAAGTATTGGAGACAGGAAAGCCGAGGTTTGCAAATGCGCGCAGTGAGTGGTGGTGGAGGTTGCGTGAATGGCTAGCAGGCGTAAGCGGTACTGGAGAAGATGGTCGTTTAGACATCGATCCCGAGGATGAAGATCTTATTAGTCAAATCATTTCGATTAAGTACAAGATCAATCGTCACGGGCAGATACAAGTTGAGTCGAAAGACGAAATGAAACATCGTCAACTTCCCAGTCCTGACCGCGGTGATGCTTTGGTCTACTCATTAGTTCCAACAGATCCTCAAGGTGGCGTTCTTGTGGTGGAGGATATGCTCACGGGCGATGTCCTTGATATGAAATGGTAGAGGCGCTACGATAACGATATGGCGGTGATGATATGAGCACGATGCAAACAGGAACAGCAGATGGCCCCAGCAGCGAGAAGGGGTATTCTCAGGACTTCCCGATTGACTGGACGATGTGGTCATCCGACATGCAGGAAACTGCCAATGATCTTCGGTGGCCGAACAGCATCAAGGTCTATCACGCAATGAGAACGGACGCACAGATCTTTGCGCTCATCTCGGCCATCTGTCTTCCAATTCGAAGTTCACGTTGGGTCATCGACCCGAACGGCGCACGTGATGAAGTGACGCAACTTGTCGCTAACGCAATGGGTCTTCCTATCAAAGGTCAAGAGGAACCAGCACCGCGCAGTCGTCTTCACTTCAATCACGATAGTCATCTTTCTAACGCGCTACTTGCACTTATCTATGGGTTCATGTTCTTTGAAGAAGTCGGCGAGATCAATGCACAGATGCAATGGCAGTTGACAAAACTTGCACCACGCATGCCGCAATCAATTCAAAAGATCAATGTCGATAAGGTTGGTGAACTTCTTTCCATCGCGCAGTATTCACGTCCAGGCGAACCAATGTTGGAAGGCTTGGTCATTCCTTCCACTGCACTTGCACCATACATATGGGGGAAGGAAGGCGCGAACTGGTTAGGACGTTCATTACTTCGTCCTTGCTATCGGCACTGGCTTTTGAAGGATCGTCTTATCCGTGTTGATGCAATGAAGAACGAACGATTCGGTATGGGTATTCCCGTTGCCACTGCGCCTGTCGGTGCAACGCGTGAGACACTGTTGCAGTACGGCGCAATG